AAAGTATACTGGCACCTTAGTAAAAGGTATTGCCACTATGCATAAATCAAATGCTGTACCAGTTATATCTCAAGAAGAAGCAACTGATATAGCTAATATGAGAAGAAACTAATGGAATATATTTTAGTAATATTAGCTGCTTTTTTTGCATATATGAGTTCTCACTGTGCAGAAGAGCAAAGACGAGGTAAAAGAATTCCTTTACCTTGGGAAAGAATTAAAAGAAAAATTTTCGATAAATCAGACGTAAAGTATAGGGATGGAGATAATACTTAATTTTTCGGCTGAGTCTCATCAATGCAACTCCTTATCACCCGCAGAGACTTGGCCACCTTTTTTAAAAAAATCGTTTACATTATGAATAAAGTATGTTATAATATAGATATATACATTGATAGGAGTTAGTATGGCAAAAAGAAGATTAAAAAACGCTGATGAAGCATTCATGGGACCACAACCAAGTTATGGAGTTCATAACCCAGTTCCAACAAGTGAAAAAGATAGAATGAACGAATGGATGAAAGCTACTCGTTGGTTCTACTATTTCGAAAACAAAAAACAATCCGCAGAAACTGTTCAAGTATACTGCACAAGAATTCTTAATTTTAATAAGAAGCAAATATCCAATCTTAAAAAATTACCTGATTGGAAATATCGTATGAAAGCTTATCAAGCAATTGCTATGCAAAATGCTGGATGGACTGGTTATCCTTTAGATGAAAGATTAGAAACTATTAATGAACATCTATGGGCTATGGAAAAAGAAGGCGCAAAGATTAAAAAGGAATTAGATAAAAAACCTAAAGTTGTACCTATATCACCAGCTGTCAGAATGAGAAGAAAAGTATTAGATACTATTTACGCTGATTTTGATACAATGGTTGTTGATAAATGGATGGACGATATCTTTGATAAGAAAGAAATTCTATTCCCTACTTACAGTTTATTACAACTACATAAAATAAAAGGTGCTGGTCTTAACATGTTTAGAGATTTAGTTCAAGCTGAATATGACGTAGTATCTGACGCATACCATAAAAAATGCGACCAGGCAGTAGAAGCATATTCACACATTACAAAAGGTAATAAAAAGAAAATGCTTGACCTTATGGATAAAATCTTTGAAGATATCGAAAGAATGAGAACAAATTCTAAAGCAACTCGTACTAGAATCAAGAAGCCAAAAACTTCTGATAAACAAGTTGAAAAATTACAATATATGACAGAGAATGTTGATGCTAAATTAATATCAATTAATCCTGTATTAATACCAGGTAAAAACAAACTTTACATATATAACTGTAAAAATAAGAAGTTGCAAGAATATGTGACCACATCAACAAGTGGATTTGAAATATCAGGTACATCAATTAAAAACTTTGATAAGAAACTATCTAAACAGTCAACATTGAGAAAACCTGATATTGTATTACCAGATGTTTTAACTAAGACTGAAAAGCAAATTGAAAAGATTTGGAATACATTAACAACAAAAATTGATAACCCTACAGGCCGAATAAACAAGGACTGTATTTTATTGAGAGTATTTTAGGAGGAAGATATGCTATCAGTAGGAGATAAATTCCCTGCCTTCTCACTGCAAGGAATTGATGAAAAAAATGAATTTGTGAGAGTTGAAGTAAACGAAGGATTTACACCACATAAAAAGGATTGGTCAGTCGTTTATTTTTATCCAAAAGACTTTACATTTATTTGTCCAACAGAAATAGCTGGCATGGATGTTTTAACAGAACATGCTAATGTTATTGGAATAAGTGGTGACAATGAATTTTGTAAGTTAGCTTGGAAACAAGATAATCTAACAATTGGAAATATACAGCATACTCTTGCTGCTGATTGTGGATTAGGTTTATCCCATAAACTTGGTATTGTTAACGAAGAAGAAGGTGTTCCATATAGAGCAACTTTTATCTTTGATAAAAAGAGAGTAGTACAACACGTATCAGTTAACGCTTTAGACACTGGAAGAAATGCTAATGAAGTATTAAGAACTTTAAAAGCTTTACAAGCTGGTGGTCTTACAGGGTGTGAATGGAACGAAGGTGATGAGTTTGTCGGATAATCCATTAGAACAAAAGATAATGACAAAAAAGAGATTCTCTGCAGCAGTAGAGTTCTTGGTTGCTAATAACAATTTGTCATACATTGATGCAGCATCATACGTGGTAGAAGAAAGAGGTATGGATTATAAAAATCTTAAAAAACTCTTAACACCATCTCTTAAACAAAAGATTGAAGAAGAAGCAGCAAACTTACATTTAATCAAAGGAAAGAGAGGTAATAAACTGCCTGTATGAATGACCCTTTTGAATCTTATAAATTATATAACGCACTTAAATTACATTTCGAAACAGATGGATATGATGCGATTAAATATCATTTTAAGACTTCAGTAAAGCCTACATCATTCTTTAAACGAAAGGATAAGTTTTTCTTTGCCAAGTTAGCAAAAACATATGAATCTGAATTAAAGGAATTCTATATTGCTAACTTTAAAAATGACGTTAAGTATGTCGGTGATATGCTTAACGAAGGTGGAGAAAGATATTATAGAGACCATAAAAAAATTATGGAATCTTTAACGTATCAGTTTCAAACTGATATAAATAAACTAAATGATATGGATGTATCATTTGATTCTCTTTTAGAAGCAGAAGAAAACAATCATCCATTGATTATAAAACTTTGGATGCAAGATGAAATACTACTGGAAACAGTGGTCATCTTGGATTCAATACTTGGATTTGTAGAACGCGAAAACAAAAAGATTACGGACACTATTATTTGGCCGGACATCTACAGAAAGATTATGAAATACAAACCATTTGTAAAGTTTGACAGAGATAAATGTTTAAATTTATTAAAAGATACCTTTACAAAAGCATAGAAATATGTTATAATAATATATTATATTATGGATAAAGTGGATAATTCAGTAATACATTGTAAATACGGAGAATAAAAATGTCACTAGAAAATCTAAAGAGCATGCGAGGCTCATCAATCGATAAACTCGTAAAAGCAGCAGAAGCTGTATCTTCAGCAAAACCAGAAACTAACAACTATACAGATGATAGATTTTGGAAACCAACGAGAGATAAAGCAGGAAACGGTTATGCCGTAATCAGATTCTTACCAGCAAAAGATGGTGAGGACTTACCTTGGGTAAGATATTGGGACCATGGATTTAAAGGCCCAACTGGTTTATGGTATATCGAAAATTCTTTAACTTCCATTGGACAGCAGGACCCAGTATCGGAGCATAACTCTGTACTCTGGAACTCTGGTAGGGACGAAGATAAAGCAATTGCAAGGGAAAGAAAAAGAAGACTACATTATGTAAGTAATGTATTAGTTGTTTCTGACCCAGCAAATCCGCAAAATGAAGGTAAGGTATTCCTTTATAAGTTTGGTAAAAAAATCTTTGACAAAGTCATGGATGTTATGCAACCACAATTTGCCGATGAAGAACCAGTAAATCCATACGATTTCTGGGAAGGCGCTGATTTTAAAATCAAAATCAGAAAAGTTGAAGGTTGGGTAAACTATGATAAGTCAGAATTCAGTGCTCCATCAGCTTTATATGAAGGTGATGAAAACAGACTGACTGAAGTTTATGAAAAACTTTATTCTTTACAAGATTTCTTAAAACCAGAAAACTATAAAACTTATGATGAGTTATCAATGAAGCTTAATAAAGTATTAGGTATTGATGCAGGACACGCTCCAGCAGCAGCACCGGTAGTGAATGAAGCTCCAGCACCTCAACCAGTTGCAGATAGTCAGCCTTTTGTAGATACTACAGAAGATTCATCGTCAGACGAGGATGATACACTTAGTTATTTCGCTAAATTAGCAAAAGAAAGTTAATTTAATTCGGGATTTGAGTGGAGGGAGTCGAAAGGCTCCCTTTTTTATTCTGAGCCGTTAGCAAATAAACGGGCAAAAGTATTTGGTTCTTCTTGTTGTATAATTACAGTATCTCCGCCTTGAATAGATTGCTGATAAAGTTCATTACTAATTGGTACACCATCTTGAGACATTGCTTTCATTCTTAATGCTGCACCTTCTTCAGATAAACCTTTAATATAACTGCCATCTTCTTTTCTACCATCTGCCTTCACATACATTGCTTCACTAAGAGCTTCAATTCTAGCACTTTCATTTGCCATTTTTTTATTAAACGCTTCTTGGAATCCTGCCACTGGGTCAGAGAACATAT